GATCTAACGATAATACTGTTCCATTATTTAAAGTCACTTGCGAAGTGCTAATCACATTCTGTGCAAACTGACCGAAGCCCTGCATGTTAAAAGAAACCCAATAAAAAGTCCAAAGTGTCCCCGCATCATAAACCTTGTTATTCCCTGGATTTTGAATGGAAGTATAACGATATGTGAAAGTGTAGCCAGTCTGTTGTTGTTGGCGGGCTGTTTTCACTGCTGAATAGAGATTACCAATCGCATTTTGATAAGAGAACAGATAATTGACCCAAACGTCTGTCATTATTCTATTTCACGCCTTGATTTTTTTTTTAGGAAGTATCATCGCCCGTTTTTTCGGCTCTACATATTCAACTCCCAATTTCCTAAATATATCCGCCTCTGTCTCTATCCCCTTCACCCTCTCTTTCGTTGTCCTATCATATAACCCATACTGATTTAATTGATAACCCAACTCTTTTGCTCTCTGTCTTAAATACTGATTCCATTGTATTCCACTCCCAAAATATAACGTCCAATATACTAACTGATTTTTATCAACCCACCGGATATCCATTTGACGCACCTTTCCCCCTTTCCGTCGCACATAACCATTCCAACCATTCTCCAACCACATCTCATCTCCCTCCACAATATACCCCTTATCTTTCATCTCTGCTATTAACTTCTTCCCATCTTTCGTTATTATAAAATCCATATCTCCCCCCGTCTTCTTACCTGTTCGAAAACCTCCCATCAATAAAACCTCATCTCCTAATAAAGTTTCTAATTGATTCTGCCACCATTTCGCCTCCTTTAACGGAATTCTACTCTGTAAATCATCAAAATGATCGATTCCAAATCTTTGTTTCTGTGTCAAATTACTTCGAGTCTTTAAATCGTCTAAATCTCTTTCTCCTTGTGTAATCCAGAGAGAGGCGAGAGATGGACCGACACCTGGGATTTTGATAAATGTTTTCCACGCATTTAATTCTTTACTATCTTTAATTTCTTCGTGTTCTTTTAACTTCCCTGTTTGTAAAATTTCTTCCATTTTTTCTTGAAGACCTTTTCCTACACCAGGGCGACTCTTCCAATAATCCAAATGTTCCGCATTAAATGGCGTTTCATCTCGATTTAACTGTCCCAGTATTCTTGTATATGCCTGTGCTCGAAATGGTTCTTTTGACATCTCACGATACGTCTTCATATCTGTTAAAATATCTATTAATAATTCCTTCTTATTTTGTCCCCCTTTCTGTCGATTTTCCTGTTTTAATAAAGGAATATGACCTTTCTCTGCCTTCCGTATCCATTTCACTTCTGCCGCATAATCACCTTTGGTCTCCAAAATAACCGGAACTCCATTTCTCTTCGCCCATCTTATTACATCATAAATGGCATCCGGATTTCCATCTAAATGATTTCCTAACCAATACCCTCGTCCTAATGGAGCGTGATAATCAATTCTTGAATCCAATGTAGAACCCGCATCGTTTAAATGTATTAACCCGATTCTCTTCGCAACTTGTTTGGACGATAGTCCCATCCATTTTCCAAGATGACGAATAAAAAGTTGAAAACTATTTTTAGGACGAAGATTTACTCCACCCGCAAATAAATGCGCTGTATCTAATCCAATCATAAATCGTTCAGTCGGTAATTGTTTCATCAATAAAGCATATTCTTCATAAGGAAATCCCAAATGATTGGTCTCACCACTTGGCACTTCCACTATAATTTTTACTCCTTTCGGCGCTTTTTTATCCAACCATAATAATTGTTTCACTAATTTCTGTATATCCTTTCCAAAACCAGTATGAACGACAACACCGGGACTACCGATTAATAAAGCATCTTTCATATCGGCAAGAACACGATGACGAGATTCAATGGGGTGTGCGGCTAAATGAACGAGATGACCGACGTGTATCCATAATGGAATATTGGCTTCGTGAAGTTGTTTTATTTCATCGGGAGTCCATTTATGTTTCGTCGATAAACGCAACGAACGAGGACTTCCATTATAGATTTGAGCGGTATTTGCCCCCATTTCTTGAAGACGTTCAATAAGAGAAGGGATTCCATCGGCAATGGTGGTATAGGGTCCAAGTATTAATTTCATTCCCTAATTTGTGATACGTTTAAAAATTAAGAAAATGATTCATTGTTAAAGATATAAATGGCAACTATTGAATCAAAAGCAGAGATTCCAGTATGGGCGGAATATGGTTGGATTGGTGGTATTGATCTTGAGAATCCATTCGAAGGAGGTCATATTCGTAGTAAAGGGTGCTTTCTTTACATTCAAGAGTCTGCGATTTTAGATGTGAAATCATATCCAGAATGGAATTTTGATGGTTCGAGCACCAATCAGGCGACAACGGAAAAGTCGGAGGTGATATTGCGCCCTGTGCGTGTTTTTCGAGACCCGATGAAGGAGCGTCGAGACCCAACTTCACCGGTGACAGTTTTGGTGTGGTGTGCGACGTATGATATAGATGGAACACCTCATGCGACGAATTATCGTGAAGCATTACGTTTATTTATGGAGTCAAACCAGAAGTGGGACGAGGAGGAAGACCCATTATTTGGATTAGAACAGGAGTATCAGTTTGTTTTACGAGGAGATGAAAATAAAAATGTTATCCCCGAAGCAAAACGTCAAGGTCCTTATTATTGTGGATATGGTGCGTGCCAAAAGTGGGGACGGAAGATAGCAGAGGAGCATGCTCGACGTTGTGCGGCAATCGGGATTGTTTTATGGGGTGTAAATGCGGAAGTCGCACCCGGTCAATGGGAGTTTCAAACAAGACCAAATTTGTCATTAGATGCGGCTGATGAGTTATGGGTATGTCGTTGGGTATTATTACGCACAGCAGAAGATTTAGAGTTTGATGTCCGTTTTCATCCAAAAGTGTTAGGAGAGAGTTTTAATGGAAGTGGTTGTCATACGAATTTTTCGACTCGTTCAATGCGAGAAAAAGAAGGTCATTACAAAGAAGTGATAGAAAAAGTGCGTATTTATCAAGAGAAGTAATCAGCGTGGCATCATTATGGAGAGGGTAATGAGTTGCGTATGACAGGTTCTCATGAGACATCTTCGATGAATGAGTTTTCGAGTGGAGTAGGGAATCGGGGTGTCAGTATTCGTATTCCATATAATACGGATAAGAAGGAAAAGGGTTATGTAGAGGATCGGCGTCCGGCGGCAAATGCGGATCCATATCGAGTCATTTTGTGGATTTTACGAGCGATTCGGGACTGAACACGATTTCGAAGGTAAAACAGAATCAGTCCATATTTCCATATTTTCGCTACCGAGGTTCATATTGCTTTTTGTTCCAGACGGCACTTTTTGAAACGCTTGACGATTGAGCTCATCTTCACGCATTTCCTTTTTCAATTGGCGTTCTTCGCTTTTAAAGAAACCACCAATCACATCACCGACACTACGACCGAAATCAGTTAATGACCCCATTCCACTTGGAACATTATTTAAATTAGCCTTTTGAAAAACAAAGTCATAATCGATTTCTGGACGTTTCTCAACAATTTCACGTGGAAGTTTTCGTGCCGCATCATTCGCATCACTTAACCCAGGAAAGATTGAACCAAACGCATTGGGTATTTGAACGGCTTGGAGTTTTACATCTTTTTCTACTCTCAGTTTTGGATTGATAATCGCACCTGTCGTAGCGTCTTTAACCATTACTTGAACGTCTCGTTGAGAACCATCCGCACATGGGGGGCAACGTAGATTCTTAACGATATCTTGTGCTTGAACTTTGAGAGCAGTCTGCATAGCGACTTGTGCCTCGCTCTTTAAGATATATTTAGAGATATCGGGATGACGGCGAATATCGGCATTGGCGAAGGCACGACCAAAGCGTGGATCTTGTTCGACACGATCATAAGTCTCCGGACAGACAGGGCAGACAGGGCATACGGGACACTTGGGACATTCGGGCATAGCGGGAACACTGCTACGTGGAATGTAATCACTAAGGTCGGGACATTTTTCGCAAACTGGAACTTGCGATTTTTTGATATATTCACTCATATTTGGCATAGGCGGAACTTGTGATTTCTTCACATAATCATTCATATCAGGACACGCCGGAATACTTGATTTTAAGGTAAAATATTTAATATCTTTATGTTTTAAAATATCACAAGAGTCGCAGGTCGCTTGGTTGGAAGAGCCATCACGACAAGTAGAGGGAGCAGGACAAGACCCGGCGGCTGGAACAACCGGAGTGGGTGTATCGATTGGTTGCCCCCATTTATACTGAATGCTAGCACCAGCCGCCTGTGCGATATCACTGGCAATGGTTGGAAGCGAATTGACGAAATATTCTTTCGTTGGGTCAATAGGATTATTGGGATCAATTGGATTTATGGTGATATCAGCGCCAAGCGGATAATTTCTTCGATAGAAGGTTTGATTGGTCTTCGCACGGGCTTGCATAAAACCGATAAGAAGGAATCCTACAATGATTACGAGAAGGAATGTATAAAGAAATTCCATTTAGATTCTATCTAATCTTCTCTCACAAAAAAACTCAAAACCATTTAAAACGGAAGATTTACCAAACTACGTAAAGAATCTGTCATATTCTTACGAGGATCTGTTGGTTTTTGATAAGAATCCAGCGGACAATTCGCACAGACACTTGAAACAAGATCTTTACGAATATATTTATTTAAATCGGGGTGTTTCGTAATATCAGCCTTCTTGAAATCACATTGGGACATTTCACCAAAGAAGTTGCGGAATCGACGTGCTTCCGGTAAATCTTTCCCTTCACCCCAATAATAACACGCTTGTCCTTGTTTGCCTTCAATATCTGCATAGGCATCGCAGTAATTACGCACAGAACGTTTGCATTGTTCGCTAACATTTTGTTGAAGAGGATCTTTGGACCAATCCACATTATCACAACCAGAACAAGAACAGGGATTGAAATCACGTTTAATGAGGAACGGACAATATGCATTTGATTTTCTGGCAGTTGTGGTTGGCTGTCTCACACATTGCGGGTGATTAATGGCATAAATCTTCTGTGCGGTTGTTTCATCATTTGCAAGAACAATTCGTCCTGGTCTTCCGTAGATGCGGGCAATTTCGCTTCCAGGAAGAGCGTGAATAACATATTGTCCGTTTTCGTGGAACATACGAGGACAGTTAGAACCTAATGCGCTATCATAGGGACTTAAATTATCTGCTGTTCCACCTTGTGTGGCAATACAGGATCGGTCATTGGGTGTTAAAATCTTATCTTCTTCTTCTTTACGAATGCGTGCGTATTCTTCGGGAGATACTCTCCTTCTTCCGAGCCGTAATTCGACAGCACGTTTTACACGGTCAAGTTGAGTTTGAAGTCCTCGACAATCCATCGTAGAACCTCCTGGAACATTCAATGTATAATCAGTAATATTGGGTCGTAGTTCTTCAATACAGTCTTTATTGGTTGCTTTATCATTTGCTTTAACATAATCGTGAATCTTCATAATTTCGTTCATACGAAGCGGTCGATTATAGAAGATAACATAGCGAAGCATACCGTTAAAGGTTTGGAGTGGATTAATCTTGACAGGTCTTGTTTTAAAGTAGATTGGATTACAGGCTTCATTAAAAATAATACTTGTTCCTTCTAAGATAATAAAGTTATTCCCATTAAACATAAATGAATACATAAGATTATTGGTTGGATTAATGGAATTAGCGGTTTCGAAGAGAGTATCGGCGATAACAAGTTTAATTTTACCGCCATTATTTTTGGGCCAGAACACGGCAAGACCGATATTGGTATTTCCTTGAAATAGAATAACCATTTGGTCGTCTTCGGTAATCCTAATGTTTTTAGGATTTTGAACGTTTTCTAAAAAGAGTCTTACTTGTTGATTAAATTTCAATTGTTCGCTTTCCACAGTTGGCGTTGCCGTTAAAGAGTTCGCTGTTTGGATTTGTGGATCCATAATAAGTGTGAATTGATTTTGATAATTGGCTTCATCATCTTGTGATTTCGGGTGAAGAAGACGGAAACCAGTTGGACCCGTGGCTGTATAACTTTCCATAATAAACTGTCCGGTTGTTGATTGGAATTTTGGTTTCACATTCCAGATAAAATCATTGCTATTATCACTTAAATCTTTCCACGTATTCCCAATTCCATCATAAGAATTACAATTGACACCATTTAAAAACAATCGTAGTTTATCGCTAACTGGATAATCTTTTGCATAGGGGAGATATTGTCTCATAATAACACCAGTGAGATAACGAAACCCGTTTGTATTATCGGGACGATAACCCAGATAGATTTGAACGATTCCATTGAAGTCTTCTGGTGTGCGGAATTCAAATTGTGTCAAATTCCAATTTGTATTGTTCGCCAATTTGATTTGTTCCAAGATTTTACCGTCCCCTGATTTTAATTCAGGACGGTTATAAGAAAGAGCTGTTGGTTGCATCAAAACATTATAAAGGTAATCCTTGCCATTCCAATCTGCTGTTTGATAAACATAAGAACGAATATAATAACTTCGATTAGAAAGTAAATCCTTTATTTGAAGCATGTAATATGTATTCTTGAATTTCTTATTATTCTCTGGATTTATCTGCGTTTGTTTTAAAACATTGCTTGAATTACCAGGATTCGATAAAGTGATAATAAAGTTGCCACCTTGTTTCTCAGCCAGTTGTTGGATATCTTTACCTAATTCAAAACTACCATTTGTGATGATATCAACAGCATTTGTTTCTTCAATTGTTTGGTCGATTTCTTTTTTCACTTCTTCTTGGGTATTTGATTGTGTAAAGTTCTCTTGAATACGACGAGCAAACTGTGGCTCACCGAAATAACCATAGGATTTATAGATAATTAAAATTAAAACAATGAGAACGATAAACCCGAATAAATAATGTCTTTGTTGGATTCTCATACCTATCTGGTTATGAGAAAATGTTAAAAGGTCTCCTATTATCTTATCTAAAATACTCTTTTGGGTTTGATTCTCGAAACCAAAAGAAAATAATCAATGAAAAACGAACGCACGAAGAGATATTTAGGGTTCAACAATGGGGAGGATATTCCAGGGACAGGGTGTTTCACCGAGAAGGACATTTGAACGAAGGAGATAAGTATCTCCATCCGGTTTTTGTAGGGATTGATAACATAAATACTTTTTGGGAATATTGTATCCGGATTTAATTTTAACCATATTGTTGGGTGTTGGTTCTAAAAACCAGCCACTTTGGAATCCACCGCCATCCAATGAGACTGTAAGTTCTGCTGTTGATGGATTGACTGTTAAATAATATATCGCATCATTTTGATTTTTCGGTGTAGAACGAATACGAACCATCGAAGATAAGACGGCAGTTTCGGTTTCACCTGTCATCGACCACGAACTATCTAATGGTGCGGTTAATGGCTCTATTTCCCATTCAATCTTAGGAATATACTCAATATTTCCAGTCATTTCAGGGAGGAGAGCGTCAGGTCTGTAAATGGTAGGTAATGCTTTGGAAAGATAAACGGCTGAATCCTTTTGTGTTCCTGAACTATTAAATGTTAGGTAATAAGGTTCGGGAACAGACAACATAGAGGAAGGAACAATTTCATAGGTAGTTTCTTGATCGGTTTGATCTTTGGTTTTATATTTGATATCAAACGACATATTTTGACCGTTCTTGATTTCTTCCCATTCAAAAATGAAATTCCAGGTTTGTGCTTCACCGGGCGTCCGTAATGTAATGGTTGCTTCCGCATTTCCACCTTCCTGTAAATCTATCAATTTACTTGCTGAACCAAATATACGCAAACTAAAACGACCAGTTGAAGTTGCTTTTAATTTAAAAGACTTGATACGACGCTGACCTAAGACAGCACCGGGAATCGTAAAGAAAACACGACCTTGTAGGAGTAATAATGGAGAACTTAATAAGAAACCGCCCATTCTGGCGGGATTATTGGTAGATACGGCAGATGCGACAGGAGATTGAGTTAAAGCCCAGCCATTGGTTGGTATTTGAGCGGTGTTAATTGGGATACTGCTTGAATTGAGGTTAGAAGAAGCAGGAGTGCGTTGTGTTCCAATATTATATCCGGAAAGAAGGAATCCTTGCGTTGCTGGTGATCCTGGTTGAGGATAGTAGGCATAGGGACAGGATAGAATAATTTTGCGATTTAAATTTTGTTTCATAAGTTGTGTTCGGTTATTGAAGTTGGTTAATGCTTGAGAGAACTCATCATAATCGGAGTTTGAGGATGGGACGTAATTTCTACGGGCTATGTCATTGGTAAAAGTGAGATCGAACACTTTATTAATAACACTGGATAAGGGGTTTGTTTCTGTTCTCGTTTCAACGATCGTCCAATTATTATTGACTTTTTTACTTAATTCATATTTCATAGGAGTGGTATTTCCACCTTGTGTAAAATGTAATAAATAATCACCATTTACAAATTGACGTTCTCCTAACCAAGTAGAATATGTTTGTTGTGCATTTGTTAAATCTGCGATGATAAGAGATTTGGTTTGAATATCATTGGGTTCTCCTTGGAAATACGACCAACGAAGTGGGACGTATATGAGATAGGGAGTTAAAAGATTGGGTGCTTCTACACTTCGGGTAGAACGAGTGGTTTGTTCGGGTAATTGAAACGAAATAGTGGCTAAGGAGGGTTGATTTTGATTTACACTGCTCACACGAAGATTTACTTTGGGAGCAAGTTTGGGGATATCAACAACACGATACGAGAAATTGACTTGACGGAGAGCAGAGCCTAAACCTGTTGAAGAAGTATTACGGAATTCAATGGAAGCGACATTATCAGGTTTAGCGAGAACTTCGGTAGAGCCTTGAAGACGATCTTCTGGGGGGAAATATGTGTTGCTATACGGATATGGGTCAAAGTTTTCAATCTGTTTCTCTAACCGTGATGTGATAATCACTTGATAAATCATCCAAATACAAATCAAAGAAACCAATGTAATTATAAAAATAAAGAATCTACTGGGAATATAATTCATCTCTCTATTCAAAAAGAGAGATATAAAAATGAAACTACTTCGTTTATTTATTTAGATATTTTATTATATCTTCTTTATTATCATCATCAAAAAGTGGATTTTTTTCGATTAGTTTTATTAATTTATTTAATTCAATATCCTTATTGGGTCTATTAGAACTCTTAATTGTATCAATCAATTTTACTAAAAATATTAATTCTACTTCTTTTTCATTATTTATTTCATTTGATTTTACTAAATTGTTAATTAAATTTTTATTATTTAAAATTTGTTGTTTCATACCAATATTATCTATAGTATTTTTATATTTTATCTCTAAATTTTTTAAAATATTAATTAGTTTTATTCTTTTTTCTCTATTTTTTTTAACACTGTTAAATAATTTTTCTTCTTCATAATTGTATCTATTTTCATAAATTTTTATTAGTTCTTTAATTATATCATTAATACGAGTAGATAATAAATTATTTTTTATTATGGTTATACGTTCTTTCTGTTGCTCTGAGAAAATATTAAAATTATTTAAAAATTGCCTCAATACATTTTTACCTTGGACGGGTTCTATAAATTGAAGTTCTTCACTTATTAATATACCTATGAGAGAGTTAATAAATTCATCTTTAGCAAGAACTACATTTAATTTTTTCTTTAACTTTTCTAATATTTTAAAATCATTATCCTTATGATAGACTATTTTTGATA